GCCTTACTATTGCTAATAAAAATCTAGCTAAAATTACCCCTAAAGAAACTATAGCAACATCCGGCTTAGATTTTACTACTATCGAGATACAGAAGCAGAAAGCAGAAGTAGTTTTTGCACCCAACAAGGGTCCACAGACAGAGTTCCTAGCTGCATCTGAACGGGAAGTACTATATGGTGGAGCGGCTGGGGGTGGTAAATCGTATGGCCTTCTTGCTGATCCAATGCGCTACTTTAGCAACCCTAATTTTAATGGGCTAATACTGCGTAGATCTAACGATGAGTTAAGAGAACTCATATGGAAATCACAAGAATTATACCCTAAAGCTTTTGAAGGAGCTAAGTGGGGGGAGAAGAAGTCTCAGTGGACCTTTCCTAGTGGAGCCAAGCTTTGGCTTACATACTTAGAACGGGACCAAGACGTACTCCGGTATCAGGGACAGGCTTTTAGTTATATTGCCTTCGATGAGTTGACGCAGTACCCCACTAGTTTCGCGTGGGATTATTTAAGATCTCGCTTGAGAACTACAGATCCTACCCTTCCTATATTTATGAGGGCTACTACTAATCCCGGTGGAAACGGTCATGGATGGGTAAAACGCGCCTTTATTGATCCCGCTCCAGCCAACACAAAGTTTATAGCAAAAGACATCGAAAGCGGAAAAGATCTTGTCTACCCAGAGAGCCATGAGAAGGCAGGGGAGCCACTATTCTACAGGCGGTTTATACCAGCGTCCTTAGCAGACAACCCTTACTTGATGGAAGGCGGTCAGTATGAAGCAAACTTATTATCGCTTCCTGAGATGCAAAGAAGACAACTACTTGAGGGCGATTGGAATGTTGCCGATGGCGCTGCCTTTTCTGAGTTCAGAAATAGTATTCATGTTATTAAACCTTATGATATACCCCCTGATTGGACTAGATTTAGGTCTTGTGACTATGGCTACTCTAGTTACTCTGCCGTTCATTGGTTCGCTATTGATCCTAACTTTGGAACCCTAATCAATTACAGAGAGCTATACCTGAGCAAACACACAGGTAGAGACTTAGCCAAGGCTGTTAAAGAAGCCGAACTAGGCGAAAGAATGCAGTACGGAGTGCTAGACAGTTCTTGTTGGCACAACCGTGGGCAGGTAGGCCCGTCCATTGCAGAGGAGATGATCTCTGAAGGCACACGCTGGCGTCCCAGTGACAGAAGTAATGGGGCTAGGGTTGCCGGAAAGAATAGGCTGCATGAAGTACTTAAAGTAGACGAATACACAGAACTTCCCGCAATACAGTTTTTTAATACGTGTCGGCAAATTATAGCGGATCTACCAATAATCCCCTCTGACCCCAGAGGCTCTGATGACATAGACCCTAGATACGCCACTGATCACGCATATGACAGCGTTAGATACGCCGTTATGAGTAGACCACGGGCCTTTTCACCCTTCGACATGGGTAAAGGAATTCCACAACAGAGTTGGCGTCCCGCTGACGCAACATTCGGGTATTAAATATGGCATTAATGGAAAAACCTCTACCAGAAGACGCTACAGATTCAGACATTGTAGTACCTCTAGATGAATCTAACGATGTAGAGCTTGAAAACTCAGAGTACTCTGGTGCAGTTAGTTTCGTAACCAGCCAATACAGGCGTTCTAAAGACGCTAGACTTACAGATGAAGAACGATGGTTAGTTGCTTATCGCAATTACAGGGGAATATACTCCAGTGAAGTACAGTTCATGGAGAACGAGAAGTCCAAAGCGTTTATTAAGGTTACAAAGACCAAAGTTTTAGCTGCATACGCCCAAGTAGTGGACGTACTGTTTGCTGGTAGTAAGTTTCCTATAGGCATCGAGGCCCGACAGTTCCCTAGCAACGTAGCAGATGCAGTTTCTTTTGAGCCAAACGCTCTTTCAACAGAAAAAGTCAAAGAACAGGCAGGCATAGACTTTAATGTGCCGTCTACTGTGGCGCGTCCGGACATTGCAAGAGACTTGGGGATCTATCGTGATGCTGTAGCGCCTATAGAAGATGATTTACAGCTTGGCGCAGGTAAACTTCAGGGTTCCATCACCTATGAGCCAGCCAAAAGAGCCGCTCAGAAGATGGAAAAGATGATGCATGACCAGTTAGACGAGACTGATGCACCCAAGCACCTTAGATCGGTTGCATTTGAGTGTTGTCTGTTTGGTACTGGCGTTTTCAAAGGCCCATTTGCTCAGGATAAGGAATATCCACGCTGGACAGAGGATGGAGACTACGATCCTATCTTTGAAACCATACCTAAGATGGAATATGTAAGCATTTGGGATTTCTACCCAGATCCTGACGCCCGTAACATGGACGAAGCAGAGTTCTCTGTACAACGTCACCGCTTAAACCGCTCTCAACTACGCACCCTAAAGAAACGGCCACACTTTCGTGACGAAAGCATAGAACTAGCCGTTGAAATGGGTTCTAACTACTCAAGAGAGTACTGGGAAGACGCTTTAGCTGATGATTCCATCAATTCAGGCATGGATAGGTACGAAGTTCTTGAGTATTGGGGCATTTTAGACGCTGAATTAGCTATAGAAGCCGATATAGACATACCTAAAGCATTAAAGGATAAAGACGAAGTTCAGGTAAATATCTGGGTTTGTAACGGTCAAATACTACGTTTAGTGCTAAATCCGTTCACTCCTAGCCGTATTCCATACCTTTCAGTCCCTTATGAACTCAACCCTTACTCTTTCTTTGGAGTAGGCGTTGCTGAGAACATGGTAGACACTCAACTCCTTATGAATGGCTTTATGAGAATGGCCGTAGATAATGGAGCTTTGTCTGGTAACCTATTGATAGAAGTAGATGAAACCAATTTAGTTCCCGGACAGGACATGTCTGTGTACCCCGGAAAAATATTCCGTAGGCAGGCAGGTGCGCCGGGACAAGCCATCCATTCCACATCGTTTAAGAACGTGTCTCAAGAGCTTTTGATGATGTTCGATAAGTCTCGACAGCTTGCAGATGAGGCCACAGGCATTCCATCCTATACCCACGGCTCTGGTGCTGTTGGTGGAGTAGGCCGGACTGCTTCCGGTATGTCTATGTTGATGGGTGCTGCAGCGCAAAACATTAAAGCCGTGGTCCGTAATATAGATGACTACTTGCTTGGCCCACTAGGCCGCTCATTGTTTAGCTTCAATATGCAGTTCAACTTTGACAAAGAATTTATCGGAGACTTGGACGTTAAAGCGCGTGGGACTGAAAGCCTGATGCGTAACGAGGTTCGCAGTCAAAGACTACTGCAATTTATGCAGATGACCCAGAATGAACAGATGGCCCCGTTTGTAAAATATGATTACATCTTGCGGGAACTAGCCAGCAGTATGGATTTAGATGAAGACAAGATCCTTAATGATCCGCGAGAGGCTGCTATACAGCAGAAAATGATGGCTGAGATTAAGGCGCTTATGCCCGAACAGCCAGCACCTCCTCCGCAAGAGGGTCCACAAGGACCGCCATCAGTAAATGATCCAACTGGTAATGGGGGAGCAAATATTGCAGCAGGTCAAGCACCTGAACCTGACGCCGCTGGCTTTACTGGTGGCGGCGGTGGAGACAACGGTGGGCAACAGCCTCAAGCTCAAGGACCAGTACAGTAATGGATAAATTATTATTTAGGTCATTGTTGCCTCTAGTTAACGACAAATCACATTACGAAATACTTAACGACTATGCCTCTGCTAGGATATCCATCCTTCTTGAACAGCTTAGTACTGAAAAAGATATGGATCGAGTAAAATCAATACAGGGTGCAATTGGAGAGCTTCGAAGAATTAAGACACTAAGGGATGAAGTAGTAGCAGGGTCTAAATAATGGCAGGCTGGTTAGAAAGTTTAGGTAACATTTTCTCTAGGGATGATGATCTAGAGACTGCAGACAATGACGCCCCAGAAAAGAAAAACCACCTAGAAAATGTTTATGCGTTTGATAGGCCTATGAACGCTTCTGAAGACGATAGAATAGTTGGAATGAGTGAATTAAACGGGCCGATATATCAAACTGCATTTGGAAACCAATACACAGTTAGTATAAACCCAGACCAAAGAAATCCACATGAGAAAATTGTTGACACTGCTAAAGCTGTAGGAACTGCTGTATTAGATTACGCTGAAGA